CCCTTATTCCTGCATTGCCAGTGTTGATAGCAAAAGACTTACAAAATGTCTACCGCAATACCGATAAGTGAGCACAAGCGGCGCGGGACGCACCGCTCCGACCGACATGGTTCCAAGGCTTGCCTGCCGCCTGGAGATGTAGGTCCGCCGCCTGTTTTTCTTGAGGCTCCGGCTCTTGAAGAGTGGCATAGATTGACGACCGACGAGCACTACAGCCGCCTGCTTTCACCGTCCCATAGGGGCGCACTGGTGGAATACTGTGTCCTCTTTGGGCGAATGATCGACGATGCTATCGGGAAGCTGGATGAGAACGGCAAGCCACTGAATCTTAACGCTTCTCAGCGTCAAACCCTGAACAGCTTGCGTATGCAGCTTGGCCTTACCCCAGTCGCCTCTGGCAAGGTTACAGCGCCGTCTGAGTCCAAGCCTGGGAACCCGTGGGCCGACCTGAAGCAAGCCTGATTCACTTTATGTGCCCTTATGCCCCTCTGTGCTGGCGGTCGGGACGGACAGCGCCTCAGGCGCATCTCCCCGGAGCCAGCACATGGGCGCCATGAAAAATGGCAGGGACTACTGTAAGGTCGCCCGCCGATACGCCGAGCAGGTGGTTAGCGGGAAGATCCCGGCGTGCCAATGGGTCAAGCGTGCCTGCCAGAGACAAATTGATGACCTCAAGCGCAAGGATGGAGATCCAGGGCCGGATGGTAAGCCGAAGGACTGGCCCTGGAAGTTCGACCGCGGACGGGCTGAGAAAATCTGCCGGGTCGCCGAGCTCACCCCTCATATCAAGGGCCGGTGGACGAGCAGGCTTATTGTCCTGGAGCCGTGGCAGTGCTTCATTCTCACAACTATTTTCGGTTGGGTGGACGGAAACGGACTGCGGCGGTTTCGCAAGGCGCTGGTTGTTATCCCCCGCAAGAACAGCAAGACGACATTGGGGGCCGTGGTCGGGAACTACCTGCTGGCCATTGACGGGGAACCCGGGGCCGAGGTCTACGCCGTCGCCGTCACCAAGGATCAAGTTACCGGGCCGAGCGGCGTCTGGACTACGGCTAAGCTACAGGTGGAGCGGTGCCCAGGGCTCCGGGAAGAATACGGAGTTGAGCCGATGGCCCACAGTATCGTCGTGGAGTCTACGGCCTCGTCATTCAAACCGCTTGCCCGTGACGCCGACTCCCTGGAAGGTCTCAACGTCCACGGCGCGATTATCGACGAACTTCATGCCCACAAGACTCGCGAGGTCTACGACGTTATCAATGAGGCAACCGGCTCGCGGACCCAACCGCTTATCTTCATTATCTCGACTGAGGGCGACAACGCAGCCGGCGTGTTTGCCGAGCAAGTCAGCTACGGCCAGCAGATTCTCACCGGAAACCACGAGGACGATTCCTACTTTTGTATCTACTACGGCCTCGACCCCGAGGATGATTGGACCCTCCCGACTTCGTGGGAAAAGGCCAATCCGAACTACAACGTCAAGAGTGAACACGGCGTTAAGGTGCTCGCCGAGGACCTGGCCAGCCGGTGCCGGGAAGCCCTCAAAAACCCAGCCAGCCAGGGGAGTTTCCTATGTAAGCGGCTCAATGTCAGGGTTGGGGCCAAAGAAGGCGCTGTCAATATGTTTGCGTGGCGAACGGTCTGTAAGGACGAAACGCTCAAGATCGAGAACTTCTACGGTGAGCGCTGCTTCATCGCCTTGGACCTTGCGTCAACGTCGGATATAGCGGCCAAGTGTTATCTATTCCGGCGAACCGGAACTCTGTATTTCTTTGGCCGTTATTATCTTCCAGCCGAAGCGGGCGAGCGCGGGAACCCGAACTACGACCTGTACCGGGGTTGGGAGAAGCTGGGCAATCTTATTCTCACCGACACCGGGCCCAAGATAGACTACGACTACATCGAGCTGGAGCTGATCGAAGACGTGCGACATAAGTTCGCGGTTGAGCGCGTCTGTCTCGATCCGGCAAACTCCTGGCAGTTTAATGCCAGGATGCAAAAGGAACTTGGGCCGGACAAGGTGCAGGACGTTCCACAGAGCTGGCCCAAAATGTCCCACCCGATGAAGGAGTTAATTGGTCTGATTACCGCCGGGAAGGTGAAGCACGACGGCGATCCGGTCATGGACTGGATGGTGGGAAACGTCATGGGCAAGACGGACGCGAAAGAGATGGTCTTCCCGTTCAAGTCCCGTCCGGAGAACAAGATTGATTTCTGGGTAGCCGCCCTCATGGCGCTTGGCACGGAGATGTCATTGCAGCCCGCGTCATCGGCTTACGATTCGGTCCCTATCGCAATCTAAATGGCCGCTATCGGCTATCTTCTGAACCGGCTGGCCCGCACCGATTCAAAGGCGGTAGCGCGCCCGATTGTCTGGGCGCTGGAAAGTCTGACGGGCCTGAAGACCCAGGACCTGATCGAGCGTAAAGGCGTTTCGATTTCCTACGGCAGCGGAGGGCAGGTTCAGATTGAAAGGCCGGACCTGTACCAACGGGATGGCTTCTCTGGAATAGGCGGCCTTCTCGGGGCTGGATATGTTGGCTCTTCCGGCATTATCGTCCGGCCCGAAACTGTCTTGCGCTGCTCGGCCTTTCTGGCCGGCGTCAAGATCATTTCAGAAGACATTGGCACGATGCCGTTTTTCCCGTTTGAGAAATCGGACGAGGACCGCCCGACAATCTCAAGGCTCTACGGGAACCTGTACGAGATTTTGCACGACCAGCCCAACCCGGAGATGTCGGCGGGGCCGTTCCGTGAAGCGCTCACGGCACGGGCGATCATGGGCATGGATGGCTATGCCCGTATCGAGCGAACTTCGCAGGGAACCATTACGCTCTGGCCTATAGGACTAGTTCAACAGGGCGGCTGGATTGATGGCACGGTGCGCACGGAGCGAAACAACGCGAACCAGCCCGTCTATTACGTCAAGGAAGGCAACGCCGCCGAGAAGCAGTACGCATCGGATCAACTATTCCACCTGCCCGGCTTCACGATGGACGGGTATAGCGGTGATGATACGCTGCTGCGGATGCGCGATGTCCTGGGGCTGACAATTGCCGGTCAAGAATATGCCAGCCGGTTCTTCTCGCAGGATGCCTCACCGAATCTAGTAGTAACCCGCCCAGTAGGCGTAACGGCCTGGGGGCCGGACAGGGTAACTGAATGGAAGCAGGCATGGCTGGGCTACTTCTCTGGTATGGGGGGTAAGCACATACCGGCGCTAGTCCAGGATGGCATGACCGTCTCGCGCATCGACCCCGATCACCAGAAGCTCCAGATGCTAGAATCCCGTACCTTCCAGATTGCCGAGGTGGCGCGGTTCCTACGGATGCCGCTGCATAAGCTGGCGGAGCTCTCGCGCTCGACGAACAACAATATCGAGCACCAGGGGATCGAGTACGTGACTCAGTGCCTCGGGCCGTGGCGCTTGCGCTGGGAACAGGCTTTCCACCGCTGCCTGCTTACGCCGGAGCAGCGGTATTGGTCTCCCTCTGGCCGGCCTCGCATGTTCGCACGGCTGGAGGAAAAGGCCCTGATGCGCGGCGATTTCGTAACTCAGGTTACGGCCCTGACCAAACTGCAAGCCGCCGGGAATTATTCACAGAACGAGGTACGGGCCATCTTCGACATGAACCCCATCGAGGGCGGCGACAAATACTACATCCAACTCAATATGCAGGCCGTAGGGGATACAGCTAACGAGGCTTTAGCGGCGGTTCCAGCCGTAGCGGAGGTGTGATGCCGAACAGTATGAGACACAAGGGCGAGCGAGAGGTCAAGGACTTCCGGTTTGCAATCAAGGCCGTGGAAGAGGACGGCTCGTTCGTAGGTCTTGCTTCTACCTACGGAAATACCGATGAGCAAATGGACATCGTAGAGCCGGGCGCCTTCACAAAGACCCTAAACGATCGAGGGCCGGAGCTTCCTATTCTGTGGAGCCATGATGTCAAGCAGCCTATCGGACTTGGACGGGTCGAGGACTCGACGGAAGGCCTAAAGATTTTCGGCCAGTTGAACCTTGATAAGCAGATCGCCCGTGATGTCCATTCCGATATGAAGAAGCGCATTGTGCGCGGTCTGTCTATCGGATACGAGACCGTGAAGGCGACGGTTAAAGAAAACATCCGTCACCTGTGGGAGCTGAAACTGGCTGAGGTATCACCCTGCGTCTTCCCGGCGAATACTAGCGCCCTGATTCACGGCGTAAAGGCTGATTTTAATGAGCACTACGATATGTCGGCGGCAATGGACGCACCAGGAGAAATGCTTGACGCACTCCGTGAAGCGCTTTGTATGACGCTGTGGGACACGAGTTTATCAGCAGAGGATCGTATCCGCCAAGCCGACGCCGCAATTCAGCAGTTCCATGATCGCTACGTGGCAGCTTTGCCGGACTATTTTATGGCGATGGGAACCGAGGAGCAGATGTACCCGATGATGGGCATGATGAGCCGGGTACTCGATGGATTGAAGGCGGGCCGCCGCAACAGCTCCTCCGATATGCAGCGCATGAGAACGATGCGCGACGCAGCAAAACAGATTATGGAACACCTTGATGCACTCATGTCGGAAGAAGCCGCCCCGAAGGGCACTTTGTCCGGCGGAGCCGCGCCCAATCCCGAGCCGGATTCGTTCCACTCTGGACTCCGCGCAGTCCTCGACGAGGAACTGCAAGCCTACGACCTAACTACCAGCCTCAAGGCTGCGTACCGCAATTAAAAGGAGCACAGAATGGAACCGGACAAGGATAAACAGCAAGAAATGAAACAGCATATTTCCGAGGAGTTCAAGGGTGTCACGGCACACCTGACAAAGCGACACGAAGAGTTCGTCGCCGAGCAGAAAAAGGACCTCGACGGCCAGCGCGAGGCCTGGAAAAAGCACGAGGAGAGCCTCATCGCCATCGGCGCGAAGGCCGATGAGGTCCGCACGATGACCGAGCGGGCGCTGAAGCTGATCGACGGCGTAGAGGCCCGGCTCGCCGCTCCGGGTGGCCAAGAGCAACAGACGCAAGACGTGCTGGCTGGCGAGCGGTTCGTCAAGTGCGAAAGCTGGCAGAATTACGCGAAGCGCGGCTGGCACCAGGGCGGTACATCGCTGCACTTCGGCGGCAAAAACTCGCCCGATGAACTCAAGCAAGTGACCCTCTTCGACGGGCACCCGTTGTTTACGCCCGTCTCTGGCCGTAAGACTACCATCGACACTACGGCCATCGGCTCCAGCACGCCTGGCATCCTGATTCCCCAGCGGGTTGGCGGTGTAGCGTTCGAGGGCGTGCGCCGTTTGCGCGTGCGCGATCTACTGCGCCGTATCCCGACGACCAATAATGCGGTGGAATGGGTGAAGACGAACACGATCACGCATGGGGCTTCGCCGCAAACGGAGGCCTCAGACAAGGCGGAGTCGGCCTATACGTTCGTGATCGACAGCTCTCCGGTGCGGACCCTCGCTCACTGGATTCCGGCTACCCGTCAGGTTCTCGACGATACCGGCTTCCTGACCGATGCGATCAACTTCGAGTTACTGAAGGGCTTGGCGGATCAGGAAGACGCTGAGCTTCTGACTGGCTCGGGCACTGGTCTGCACATCTCCGGCTTGATTACCGAGGCGACAGCCTACAGCTTCGGCGGATCGACGACCGGCGATAACAAAATGGACACGCTGAACCACGCCTTGCTCCAACTGGAGCAACTGGAGCGCACCGCTACCGGGATCGTTCTGAATCCGGCTGACTGGCGGGCTATCACGGTGACGAAGACCAATGATCCGAGCGCGGGCCTCGGCATCTATCTTCTGGGTGGGCCTGGCGGCGTGACTGCGCCGACACTCTGGGGCGTTCCCGTCGCAGTGACCACAGCGATGACCTCGGGTAAGATGCTTGTCGGGGATTTCGATGCCGGGGCGTTTGTGGCTGACCGGATGGAAGCGCGGATCGACGTTTCCACCGAGCACAGCGACTTCTTCATCAAGAACATGGTGGCGATCCGTGCCGAGGAACGGCTGGCGCTGATTGTGCGCCGCGCCGATTACTTCGTCTACGGGACCATCTAACCGCCACTTCCTTCTGGGGGCTGGGCCGTCCCTACCCCCAGGATTTTTCCCACAACCGTATGCAACTTCACTGGGTTGAGCTGGTAGCACTTAAACCGATTACGGGCGATTGGGGTATTGCCCATCCGGGTGAGCGGTTCCGAACCGATAATCGGCAAGCCGAACGGCTCGAAGCGCAGGGCTTGGCCGAGCGCTATTATGCGCCGCCCAAGATGATGACGGCTCCCCGGAACAAGATGCTCGTAACGCCGGAGAACAAGGCTCGCACGTTGAGACGCCTGTAAAGACATGGCCTATTTCGGCAGCGGCCTGCCATCACCGGAGGGTGCCGGGAAAAAGGTAGCCCTCCGCAAGGCGGTCGGCGCAGGCCCGGCTGGCGAGGACGTTTATTTTGAAGTTGATGCGATCCACCCCGATAATGCGGTTGGCCAAGTACTCGTCAGCGTCCCTTATGCAGAGCTTCCCACGGCTGGCTATGGGGACATTGTAGCCGTTGACGTTGCCGCCGAATTGCTGCTGCTGGTAAACACGACTGCCGTTATGCGCACGGTATTTGTCAGAACCAAGAGCGGGACTCCATTGCCCCTGTTCGACAGTAACGAGATCCCGCCCGGCATCTTCCCTTTCCCCCTTTTCGGAATTGAGTTCATCGACGGCCTGGAGTGGAAGGCAGGTGGCGCTGGAGTTTATGGCGCGTTCAAGGGGTACACGGAAGTATGAGGCTGATCATCCTCGCGCTTCTGAGTGTCTTGGTACTGGCGCAGGAGAAGCCGCCGGAGCCGGTGTCGGTAGAAGATCAGCTGGCCATCTCCAGGATGCAGCTGGAAGGACTGAAAGCCGCTCTCCGATATAAGGATGAAGAGGTCAAGATGCTTCGCGCCCGCGTGGAATACTTCGAGGCACGAGAGCGAATGGAGCGGCAGCGCACCGAGGCCATAAAGCACAAAGACGCGATGGATCTGAAAGAGCAATCTCTCAAGGGCAAGTACCGGACGCCGCTCGGGTATTTTCTGTCAGAAGATTTGCAATGGGAAAAGGGACCGACGACCGGAATCAACACAGGAGGCAAGTGATGAGAAAGTTTCTAGGTTTACTAACACTGCTGGCTCTGCCACAGATTCTGTCGGCGCAGGCTTCGCAAAGCATTATCCGCTGGGTGGAATCTGGCGGGACCATTCGTACGGTCGGGGAATTGTCCTCTACTGCGCTGCCCGTCAATATCGTCGCCAGCATCGCGCTCGGCGGTGGAACTGAGTACACCGAAGGCGCGACGGACGCCAGCATTACCGGGCACGCCATACTGATGGAAGGGGCCGGTGATACGCTCCTGCCAGTGCAGGGCACAGTGGCGGATGGTCTGCTGGTCAACTTGGGCACGAACAATGATGTCACGGTCACCTCGGGTTCGATCACCGCTAACGCCGGAACCAATCTCAACACGTCCCTACTGGCGCTGGAGGCTGGCGGAAATCTCGCGGCGGCGGCTACGTCGCTTGCGGTCTTGGACGATTGGGATGAGACGAACCGGGCGGCAGTCAATACGATTGCTGGTCAGATCGGCGTGCAGGGAGCCAGCGGTACCGTCACTGCGCTGACTCAGCGCGTCGTGCTTGCGACAGACGTTGCGCTTCCTACCGGCACTAATATCCTGGGCCGGGTGGGTCACGATACTACCGGGGTGGGGCACGGGGTCAAGACGATAACGGCGGCTGGGACGGATGAGGCGTTGGCTGGGTCTACTGCGGCAAAGTCACTCACGGTTCAGGCGCAGACCGATAATACCGGCTGGTGTGCCCTTGGCGCGACTGGCGTGGATGCCACTATCGCTACAGGAACCGGCGTGCTGCTGGCACCGGGGGATTCTTACTCGTTCAATATCGACAATCTGGCTGACGTGTTCCTAGATTGCACAGTGACCGGAGACGGCGCACGGTATACCTACCAGAACTAGGGGCTGATGAGCAAGATCCGCAGACTTTTACTTACGCTCCTGGCGCTAATCTGCCCATGTTTATATGGGCAGGTAGGTACTAGCAATGTTCGTATTCGGGATGCGGCTGGCAATATCAGAGGCGTGAACGTAGACGCCAACAATAATCTCCAGGTGGTGAATGCGGCGGAGACGACCAAGGTGCTTGGCACGGTTCGCGTGCAAGGCAACGTTGGAGCTGCCTTTGACGCCGCTACCGGAGCCGCTCC